TGTAATCTCATTCTTAATACTATTTTCCAACTCAGAAGATCTTTTATTTGACCACACGTCAAGTATCGTTAATATACTATTGAATATCCTATCTATTGTTTTATCTGTATATCCATCTTCATCATAACCAAAATAATTTCTTTCGCACTCACCAATAAAATGATCCAGCTTAGACGATTTTTTCTCTGAACGTTTATACCACTTTTCGTATTGCTCAAGCCAATACGATGAACACATACCCCACATTTCCAATAATTCTTCATCAGACGCATAGGTTAAAGGTTTTAATCCCTTTTCTCTAGCTTTATCCGAAATATTATTTTCATCAAACCAAATCCATGTCTCACATATTCCACAGGTCATAAAACCATATTTCCCAAACAATTCAGGATATTCGTAATCCCATCCTAAGTTTGGAGTGCAATTCCTTACTTTTTCTAACAATTCTTTTCTATTCAAAAATCAATCACCTCACAGATATTTATTCTCTGTTATTCCTCTGAATATTTACTCCAATTAATTTCTACATACTGTTCATAACAAGGATAATATGTAGTAGTTCCTATCTGAGCTTCGCACCAACCATCTAACAGAGTTTGCAAACCACCAATATCACACTGTTCATATGCATCTTCATGTAAATCACTACAAGCATTTTCAATGACATCGGATGCATCAACGAAAATTTTCCCAACAGAAGTTACCCACAATCTCACAGGTCTTTCATCGCCATCTTTCTCATGACTACATGCATAATCATCAAAGAAATCATCAACTGTGTTGTAACACTCGTCAAACTCTTCACAGTACAGCATCGTGTCTACATCTTTTTCATCAACCGATACTGCTTTGGTGACTTTCTCATTCCACTTCTTTATTCTCTCTTCTTCGTCAGCTTTCTTCTGTCCTTCACAATCACAATGCATATATCCCTGATTCTTATAAGGCTGTCCACAATAAGGACATAATTTCTGTACTCCATTAAAACAACTCTGACAAAATGAAAGTGCTTGATGCTTGTATGGAAAATGATATTTTCTGCTAACTTCAGAGTTGTCACCTTTAATCCCATAAACATTGTCTTCAATTCGCATTCCAAGACCATTGCAGACAGGACAAATTCTTTCATGTTCTGTAAGATCTTTGATTAGAATTTTAGGAAACGATTTTTGAATTGCTTCATAAAGATTTACTTCTTCTCTGCGTGTTAAATTATCCATATTTTTCATCTCCTATCTATTATTCTCTCAATCCATCTAATACTCTCATTAAAACGTGTCTTGTAAGATTCTTAACATCACCACTGTAAAATCCACATTCTATGTCACAAGCCTTTAGAACTTCATCAAGTGTTTTATTCTTCTCTTCTTTTATATTGCAAGCACATTTCTGACTGCAAAGAATCTGCATTACATCAGACTTCCTTATAAATCCCATTTCAGATGGCAGCTTAGATAATTCTTTTCGTAATACTGTTTTATCAATTAACTGTCCCCATAATGTTAGTCTCCCATTTCTATCTTCTGACCAATAAACTTCTGAAGTTGTTCATTCACATCATCAGGATAAGTTTTCACAACATAATCAGTGCAAACATGAATTTTTGTAATAATCTTATTCTCATCATACTCAATACTTCCAAGTGTTCCACCTGGAATTCTGATAGGCAAACAACCATCCTTATAATCACAAAGCACATAATGTTTCCAGTGTCCATTAGGATCAAGTCCAGCAAGTTTGTCTAACTCTATTGTGATTTCACAATAATATTCATTCATTTTTGAATTTCTTGAACTCGCATATTTGTTAATCAACTTCATGATACAGTTCTCCTATTTATTTTATGTTCCTTATATAAAGCATTTAGTTCCTGCTCTAAATTCTTTTTCTCCATAGGATTCTTACAATACTTTATTCTCTTCTTAAGAGTAGATATATCTTGTTTTGGAGGTTCAGGAACAAGTGTCAAATCATCCAAAAGGTCAAATTCTTTAGCTGTCTTAATTAAATCTTCAAGCCAATCTCCTTGTGACTCTATATTTAAATCCTTATATTTTTGATCTAACTCATTTTGCATTTGAGCTTCTGCCATTGCACTTATTATTTTCCCTATTGTATCCATCTTTTTACCACCTATTAAGACTTTTGTAACATCACTTATTTTTTCAAATTTATCATGTAGCTCTGAAATATCAATCACCTCCAATCTGTTCAAAGGAAAGAAAAATTTCCTTCGACTTTTGAAGTTCTAAAAGCCTTATTTTTCAAGGCTTTCGTAACCTCTCAATTTGTTATTCTCTGTTAAAACAACGCACAACCGTCTCTTTTGAACGATTCAACATATTTATTCCACTTATCATCATCCATCTCATATAATTTCTTGAAACATTTCTTACACAAGAACTTCGACACATCTCTTCCGTGGAATTTCATATTCATTGCCAGCGTTGTCTTATCTTTTATTCTCTTTTCACACTCATCACAATACTTATTGAAATATTGTCTTGCTACTTTCGTATCACCAACATTCAATCCATTGTACTCAGCAAATTCCTGAATAACCTCATCTGTTGGTTCATCTCTGAATGTTCCACCATTCCAAGCTTGTGTAAGATATTCGTCAATCGTGCAGTTCATAATTATCCATTTCTTATTTGTAATGAAGTCTTCTTTTAAGATGTTTCTCCATCTCTCATAAGCTTGTGGATACCAATACTTGTCCAAAATCCAAGTAGACTTCGTGTAGAATGGACACGCAATATTACAACCACAACGAGAGTAACCCTTCTTGTATTTAGGATTTATATCAATATTCTTCCAAATTGTATAAAGCCATACATCCATTTCTGACCATTTTCTAATAGGAAGAATACCTTGCCAACAGGTCTTACCCCACTCCTGCTCATTTATCCATTCATCCTGATAACCACTACGAGTATTTGATTCTTCATTTCTCATTCCCATCCACATAAGATACGGATGGTCGTGGTCGAGCTGTGATACCATAACTCCAACCTTAAAAATCCTACAGCAAAATCTAGCGAATCTCGTGGGTATCATGTGATCTGATTCTACATATTGGTAAAATCCCTTCTCAGGATTCATAATCTCACAATTAGGAAAAGTTTTAACCATTCTGTATGTATCAGCACAGTCAAGCGATGTATTATTAAATATTGCTTTTGTTTCTGGATATAATTTTCTGACTAGATGACAGGTAAGCATTGAATCCTTACCCATAGAAACAGGAATTATTGAAGTATATGTATTAAACTTCTCTGTCTTTTCTTTGATTAATTCTAATGAATCAGCTTCAAGCTGCGTTAGATGTTCTTTCTGCAATTTGATTGAATCTTGCCAACTTGCTAAATCCACATCTGATATATTGTCATAGGATTTCAATTTGGTACAATCCAATCTTTCATTGGAAAATTTTTGAACAAATAACAACATAAAT